GAGCACGTGCACATCGGTCATGAACTCGCCCTTGAGGTTGTCCTCGATTTCGGCGAGCACGTCGTAGCAGTGGCCCTTGACGTCGCTGTTGGCGTTGGCGAGATCGAAGTTGATCGACGTCTGGGATAGACCGAACTCGGTGTAGAGGTCGTAGATCGTGCTGCCGTCGGCGTCCAGGATCTGGCCCTTGAGCGCCCCCATGCGCAGGTGCTCCAAGGTGATGGCATGTTTGTTCCGCATGGTTTCCAGATGCCGCGCCATCACGCCGGAGATCGCTTCCATCTCCGTCTCCGAGCCGAAGGCGCGGATGCCCTGCACTTCCTCGGGCAGCACCACGTCGTCGTGCGGGATGTGGGGGATGACGAAGGAGCGCAGCTTGCGGGAGCCGCGCTCCCCCACGGTGCCCGGCGAGCCAGGCGGTTTGGTCGGCAGGAGGTTCAGCCGCCCGGCGTACTCCTCGACGATGATCTGCCGGGTGCGCACCGGCTTGGCCGGGAAGAGGCCCAGCTGCTCGATGCGGCCGTAACGGTTGGGAACGAGGTTGATGGCCGTGGTGAGGCTCGCCATCGAGAAGCCGGGGTTGTCGAAGGGATTCTGCATTTCGGGTCTCCAGAAGTAGGAAACCCGCCGAGTGGCGGGTTTTCGGGGGGATGAGAGGGGCTGCTTACGCTGCGTCGCGCACCAGGATGCCGAGGGCGACGAGCTGCGCTTCGGCCGCCGCCTTCTGCGGGGCGGTGATGCCGGCCGGCCAGATGAGCGCGCTGCGCGCGACGATGGCGTGGCGCAGGATGGCGAAGGCGTCGTCGCGATCGATCAGCGTCGCGTCGGTGTCGGCAGCGAGCACGGCAGCCGCAACCTCGGTGCCGTCGGTCGCACTCGGCGCCAGGGCATACAGCTTGCCGTCGGCGGTTTTTTTGCCGAGGACGGTGCCGAGTTGCAGGTTCTGACCGGCGGCGACCGTCACGGCCTCGCGGGAATAAAGATTCGGCGCCTCGTACTTCAAGAGGTCGCCGAGATTCTTGCTCTGGGTGATAGATGGCATGCTTTACTCCTTGTGGATGAGTTTCTTGACGGCGGCAACCACGGGCGAGGCCTCGGGGCGCTCGGGGGCGTCGGTACCGGCTTCCGGCGTGATGGTGGAATGGATGGGCGTAGCCTCGGATCGTGCGGCCTTGGCCTCACAAAGCACTCGGCGCACATCCGCTTCGCTCTTGCCTTCCGCAATGAAGGCGGCGGCCTTGTCGGGGCAGCCGGCGATCAGACACAACTCGGCGATGGCTTGGGCGGATTGAGTAACCTCGCGGCGGGCCTCGGCAACCAGGACGGCTGCCTGATCCACGCCGATCATTTCCATTTGGGTTTCTTCGAGAGACATGTCGTCCTCCTGTAGGTGCGTCGCCCCGGGTCGTGCAAAGCTCCGAGCCGGGGGCGCCTTGCGGCCTCGAGAGCTGAGATAAGTCGAGAATTCAGTGAGCGTTGCCTCCAGCGTGCCGACGGCATCGGCCAGACCGGCCGCCGTGGCGTTCGGGCCGAAGTAGAGAGCGGCCTCGGTGGCGCGTACCGCCATCTCCGGCAGTCCGCGCATGGCGGCAACAAAGCCGACGAAGATGTCGTAGAGGCGATCGACCTCCGCCTGGAGTTCGCCTTTCGCGGTATCGGTGAGCGGCTCGTGGGGTGAGAAGTCGTTCTTGTGCCGACCCGCCGTGATCGCGGTGTAGCGGTAACCCTCGTTGGCGTCCTTCACCGACTGGTCGATGTGCAGCGCGATCACGCCGATCGAGCCGACACCACCGGTTTCCGTGACGACGACACGTTCGGCAGACGATGCAATGGCGTAGGCCGCCGAGAAGGCAGCATCGTTGGCCACCGCCCAGACGGGTTTCACGGCAGCAGCCTCGCGCACGCGGCGGGCGAGCTCGAAGCTGCCTGATGCCTCGCCGCCCGGCGAATCGACATCCAGCAGGATGCCGGTGACACTGGGGTCGGCCAGTGCCGCCTCGAGCATCGCGCCGATGTTCTGATAGCTCGTGAGCCCAGAGGCCGCCTCCAACCCCAAGGTGCGCTTCACCAGCGTGCCGTGGATCGGAATCACGGCAATGCCAGGCATCGAAAGAGGCGTGCTGCGCGGCGGCGGTACGGCAAGTTCGACAGTCGGCGTCTGGATGTCGAGCCGACGGCCGATCGCGGCCAGGATCACGTCGAGCTTGGCCCGATGGACGAGCAGCGGCGTCCCGAAGATGCGGGAGGCGAGATGGGGCAGCATGAATTACTCCGTGGGTTGTTCAGTTTGTGGAGATGGCGCGACCGCCGGTGCCTGGTCATGCCGCGGATCGGAATCGAAGACCAGGCCCAGTCCATCGGCGCGCCGATTGTCGGCGGCGATCTCCCGGTCGACATCCTCGGCGTCGTAGCCGTAGGCCGAGATCGCCTCCGAACGGCTCATGAGACCCGCGCGGATGGCGAGCTTCATGGCGTTGAACTCCTTCTGCGGATCGACCCACTGCCAGCCCTGCGGAATCCACTTGGCAACTTGGTATTCGCGCCGACGGCGGCTGTAGCCCGGGAGCGCGAGCGAACCTTCGAGCACCGCCTGATCCATCCAGGCCCGCCAGATCGGGCGACACAGCTGGTGGACGATCACGCCGTGCTGGATAGCCTCGCAGCGACGGCGGAATTCCAGTAGGCCGGCGCGAATCGACGAGTAGTTCACTTGCGTCAGGTCGCCGGTGAGCATCTCGTAGGTGATGCCCATGGCGGCCGCCACCGCCCTGAACTGCTGGCGCATGAACTCGGCGTAGGAGGAGCCGACATCGGCCGGTGCCGAGAACTTGATGTCCTCCCCCGGCTCCAGAATTTGCAGGGTGCCCGGTTCGAGTCCGGCCAGTGCCACGCCGTTGGCGTCGGCCAGTCCCTCGCCCATCAGGTTGTCTTCGGGGGCCAGGCGCGTGATGAATCCCGCGAACATCGCGGCGGTCTTCTTGCGCACCAGTTCGGCGTCGTCGTACTGGTCGAGTTCGTTGAGCTTAACCAGCGCCCGAGCAAGCCAGGGTTCGCCCCGGATCTGTCCGGGGCGCAGCGGTCGGAAGAGGTGAATCACTTCCTCAGCCGGCACCCGAACCGTTTCGACACCACCCGACCCGGACATGGGACCGAGGCTTCCATCGTTCGGATGGGAACGATAGAGGTGGTAGGCAACCCTGCGTCCCAGCCGGTCGAACTCGATGCCGGCACGGATGACGTTGCCGTTGGCAAGCTCCCGGTTCATTGCCAGCGGCAGGTGCTCGGCCTCCAGCACCTGGACCTGGAGTGCGACCGGCAGCCCGTCCTCGGGACGCCGCCAGCGCAGCCGCACGATCCCTTCGCCGCCTTCGAGCATGGCTCGAGTGGCGAGCGCCTGCAGGCCGTAGAAGTCGGTGAGCCCCGCCGCATCGGCCTCCTCGCACCAGTCCCGCCAGAACGCGTGGATGGCTTCCCGAGTCGCCTGATCGGCCACCATGCTCTGCGGCTTGATCCCGGTGCCGATGGCGTTGGCCACGAAGGCCTCGATGCCGGCGGCGGCCCACGCGTTGCGCCGCACGAGGTCGCGGCTCTTGGCGCGCAACTGTTCCTGCGTGTAGGCGAGTGCCGCCACCGCTCCGGGATTGGCCACCGTCCAGGCGAGCGTGCGCCGGCCAAGGCCTGCGCCGTCGTAGGTGGGCGTGCCGCCGAAGAGACGGTGTTTGAGGTTGCCGAACCAGCCCATCAGAATCCCTTTCCGGTGGTCACGCGGATCTGGCGTGGCGCCCGCGGGTAGAGGCCGGTGGCCACGGCATCCTTGTGCATTGCGGCTTCGACCTCGGCGATGGCGGCTTTGAGTTCCTCGACGGTGCGGTACTCGACCGTCTTGTCGCCGAAGATGACGCGCTTCTCGCCACGGGCCAAGCTGTCACGCAGGGCCTGCAACTGGGCTTCGGTGTAGGTCGGAATGGTCATCGATAGACCACCACGTTGATTTCCGTGGTGTCGTCAAGCGATCCGGCACTGGTGACGCACACGATGTCGAGCGTTGTGATCGTCTTGCCGTCTGTGGTGGAGCGAGCGGCGGCGAACCGGATCGTGCCGGTTGAGGTGTTGCTCCTGCCGGAGGCGACCCAGCAGTAATCCGTATCCGCGAAGGGTGTAGCGAAGGTGATGCGGTACCGACCGGCAGCGAGGCGTGATACGGACGCCACGTTGTGCGCAGCGCGCAGATCGACCGTGCCGCCGACATAGCCGAAGTTCACCCAGGCCCGCGCAAGCCCCGGATGGTCGGGGCGGATCAGCCACTTGATCTCGGTGCCGATGCGGGTGGCGAGTTGCGAGAGCTGCGCGACCAGGCTCATGCCTTACACCAGCGCCGCGTTGAAGATCGCGACGAAGTCGGTGTTCGTGTCGCCGATGTCGCTGGCCGCCACCGCGCCGATGTTGCTCCGGGCCTGGGCCTGCTCTGGCGCGGCCAGGGTCTGGGCCGCGTCGAAGCGCACCCGCTTGTCGATGGCGGCGGTGAGCGCGGCGATGCCGGTCTGGTCGTTCTGCAGCGCCTGCTGGAGTTCCAGCAGGGTGTCGTAGGCCGGATCCGCCCCGCCCAGGATGTCGGCCTTGAGCGCATCGAGCAGGGTGACGACCTTGTTCGACGAATACGTGGTCGTCGTCGATACCTGCAGGTCGTCGATGGCCGCCGCCGCGACGATGGCGGCCTTGAGTTCGTTGATGGCTGCCACCAGGCTCGATTTGTCGTTGGTGGTCAGCGCGGTCAGCGTACCGGTGCGTCCCTTGACGGTGTTGAATTCCTCGGCGACGCGCAGGACGAAGCTGTTGAGTTGGGTTTGCAGACTCATGGTGGTGTTCTCCAGTGGCGGTGATCAACTGAACCAGCGACTGCGGATGACGCGCCGGCCCGTTCTCGGGGTTCCAGAAACAGCGAGGCCACCGCCGGGTTGGTGTCCGTTGGTGGCCTCAGTGGGTTGCTCGGTTTGCGGATCGGAGTCACCGGGCGGCGAGAGTCCGACCTGCCGTTCCAGTTCGCGCCAGTGCCGCTCCTCGAAGCGATCCAGCCCGGCAGCACTCGCCGCCGCGCGGGCATACACGTAACAATCCAGGGCTTCGTTGCGCTCGCGCATCTTCTGCCATTCGCGCACCGGGTAGCCGTTGCGGTCGCGCCGGGTGACCAGCTGTTCGGCGCACAGTTGCTGCAGGTACTCGGCATCGACCTTCGGCAGATGGACGAAGCCGGTGGGGTAACGGATTGTGCCCCCATCCTCGGCGACTTCCGGCACCTTCCTCAGGTTGTTGTAGAACTCCAGCTTGGCGATGCCGCTCGCCACCGAGAACACTTTTATCCCTCGGCGCAGCTTCTTGCCGCCGGTGGTGGCATCCACTGCCGTCGGCGTGCCGACCAGGGCAGCGCCACGTGCGACCCCCTTGACTGCCATCAGCCGGGAATCCCGGACGGATCGCACGAAGGCGTAAGCCTCCTGTGTCGCAAAGCCGGTATCCAGCGCCATGCGCGCCAGTGGTATCTGGCAGCCGGTCTCATGCGTCCAGGTTTCGCGCAGGACTGCGGCCAGCGATTGCCATACTTCGTCGCGGGCCGTATCGCCCATCAACACGCGATGCTCGACCAGCCAGGCTTCCTTGCCACGCCCGAAGGCCCAGATGGAGACTTCGATGCGATCCTTCTGCACGTCGGCGCCCCCCACGAGCAACAGGCTGCCCGCGG